GAGTCTATGGTTAGCTTACACTTCTTAAACTTGATGCTGCCCTTGGTCTTGTCATTGTCGGGCGTTTCCTTGGTGCTCCAAGGCATTTCAGAAGTAACGTGATTCACGTAGAATGTCACGCCATGTGCTTTAACGACCCACATAGGTATGGTCGGATCTGCCAAATGTCCCTTGTTGAAGTGAAACACTAGGTCTTTACAGCTATATTCAATCTATTGTTGTGTCATTTTGTTTTCCTTGGTTAAGATACAGGGCTTCCACCTGTGCCCACATCATTTTAGAGTCCGCGTGTCCAGGACTTTCTTGTCATCCTACAGTGTAGGTACAACATTATTTATTGTGTGGTGCGCCAGGCGAGAATCGAACTCGCGATTGGGAGGTTTAGAATCTCCTGCTATGCCACTTAGCTACTAGCGCAGATTTTTATTTTAGCTTGGGGTCTGTGCTTTTGTCAAGCTCTTCTGGTGTAGCAAAACGTGCGGGTTCTGTGTGCCAATTGAACCAACCCAAGTTTTTCCAGTATTTGGCAATCAGGTTGTTGATCACAATGATGCCGATTGTGACAACCACAAAGCCCATCATTGTCAATATTGATCCAGCCAAAAAGACTGCTGCTTGATCCATGTCCATTTTTGTTTTTCCTAAATTAGTATGGTGCGTCGAACAGGACTCGAACCTGTGACCAATCGATTATGAGTCGACTGCTCTAACCAACTGAGCTATCAACGCATCATGTGTATATTATATGCTAGATGCCATTATAGGTCAACGGCGTTCTCTACCTATTCCGGTAGAGCCACGTTTTTGTGGTGTTGCAGTACCTTTTGGACGTAGTCCGCCTATGGTGTGTGCTGTGCCCGCTTTAGTGATTGCTTTATCAATCTGTTTGGATTTGGCTGCACTGACTTCGGCTTGCTCGCCGCCGTCATCAACGTCCTTAGCTCCGCCACGTAGAATTTTGAATACCATGTTGCCGCCACCTTTGGCAGTACTCATGTAGGTTTTGCCTGCGCTCAACTTGACACCAGTGACTGCTGTGGCAGGCCATTTGGCTTCAAATGTGATGTGGAACTCGTTGCCAACTTCTTTAACAAAAGTATACATTTGCACTAGGGCACTGGCATTTAAGATTTCGCTGGCTGCGTGACTGAAGTCTGTGTGCTCGTTCACATAGTCGGCCACTTTGTAGGCAATGGCAGCAATCATGTGTTCTGCAGGCACCAGTGTGTTGGGATTGTTGGCAATACGCTCGTTGTAGAGTTTTTCCAACTTCTTGTGCTTGCGCCAATCAATTTCGTCTGTGGGTCCAAGGTCTTTTAACAATGGTACAAAGTGTACATCATCGTTGTCAATTATGCCATAGTGCGTGGCAAGTTCTAACGGACCGCCAAAATGCCCGCCTTGGTCAATAGCATCAATGATATCAACAACATCCTGATGCTTGGCACGTAGTTTACGTCCCTGCGGTGTTGCTTCAAGTTCTTCAATACAGCGTAGGAAGTTCACAACGCTGGCCATTGCACCAGACTCACCTTTACTGCTGAGTTTGATCTGTTTACCGTTGCTGTTGACCAGCAAACTGTCATATAACCCGCCACTAACGCCTTCGTTAAAACTGATAACACAATCACTGTAACTGGCATTGCCAAAGAAGTTCTTGGCTGCTTCTGCTGCATTACCCTTTACTTCCATACCACGCACCAAGGCAATGGGCTGTAACATCTCGCACATGTAATCTCTAAAGGCAGTCAATTGCATGTTGCCTTTGGGCACTTTGATGGTGCCACCTGCGGATTTCATAAATGCAAGTACAGCACGAGCTTCGTCGCTTTGGGCACCAAATTTGGCCACAATCTGTTGTACAATAGACTCAGGAGTTTGGCTCTTGAAGTCTGTTAAAATGTCGCTGGGCTTGTAGCCCGAACTCTCTTTGTTGCTGGCCTTGCTTTGATAACTGTAACCAGGCAGTATATCACTGTTCTTCCAAAAGTTGTTGGCAAAGTTGGGAGATATCTGTTGGAACCATTTGCCCACGTACACAGGATTGCCTCGTGAATCTGTGAATGTGGCAATACCAAATCCACCAGTTCTAGCAGTGGCCTGATTGGTCCAGTGTACTTGTTTGCCCTGTTTGTCAATGGCATCTGCTTTGCCTTGCACAAGACTACCAGCATCAGGATATACCCCTCCGCCTTTGGGGAAGAATTCAAGACTCTGGAATGTTAGTTCGTTGCCCTGTCCGTCGCTCCAACGTTCTCCAGGTTTACGATTGGCAAGCCCTGTACTTTCGTCAAGGACTGATAAAGATTCAATGATAGTTAATAAATCACGCATTGTGTATTTATTAGTTCCGAGCGAAGCGCCAGTCCTTGTCTAACCAAGTAAACATCAAATCTTCTTGACGCACATGACCCCACTTATTGAGACTCTGCATGGCGCTGTCGCTGATGAGATTACGATCAGCTAGATCAAACCAGGTGGTTGCGGCAGGATCCATGGCACCAGAGCTTTTGTACACAGCAAAATGTATCCAACCGTAGTTGGGAGCCATGTAGATATAGCAGTCCCTACAGTCAAATCCGTTTACAGCCAACATATAGGTTAGATTACAGATGTTGTAGGTAAAGTAGTTGCCGCTGAAACTGCGTGTTTGTAGCCTATCATAGCTGTAGGTGGTGTGCAAGGGCACACTCAGCACCAACATGCCATTGAGATTCATCATGTGATTCCAGTGGCTCAGCGTTTGCAAGGGATTGGTACTGAATTGAAAACTGTCGTGGCTCCACATTAGATCCACGTTGCGTGGAAGATGCACACTTGAAAAATCAGCCTCTATTGCTCTGAGATTTGTATTCAGCAGCACATCTGCTTCAATCTGTTGGATGTTGCGATCAATGGCATAACAGATATAGTTATGCGGTTCAGGCGGATCATCTCGTGTGGTCAGCTTTGCAAACCAATCAATGTCCAATCCTGTGCCGCAACCCATGTCAGCAACCACTGTTATACTGTCCATGAAACTGTCATATTGGTATAGCATATCCAGTACGTCACGACTGTGTTCATGACTTTCTTGTGCGTTCTTAAACACTGACATCCTCCATGCCTGCTGTGCGTAGGCGTACCACGTGACCCAGCATGAAGTTCTTAGACTCGATGCCCTTCATTACCCCTAGCCATTTGTTGCGTAGTAGCGCTACTTCGTTGATGATGGTCTCCATGTCGATAACTTCATCTTCTGCTTCTGCATACTTTTCGGCATCGCGACTGGTTAGAGCACGTTGGTATGCTTCAAGATATTTCTTATAGTGCTTTTGTCGAATCTTGCGTAACTGTATGTTAAGGTAGTTGAGTACCGCTTCCACTTCTTGTAGTTGGTTAAAGCGATACTCTGTAATGCCTGGTAAGTCACTAAGTGCCCGTTCAACTTTGCCTGCAATCTTGATCTCGCCTTTGGCAGCAATCAGTTGTTTTTCATAATAGTCAATAAAGGGCGGGATCTGTGCTAGATCCTGTACCACACGGTTATACCACATATTGTTCAAACTCCGTTAGCCATGGAAAAAGTGTTCTCCAATTGGTATTTCTTCTGCGATCCATTTCGTCAAGATATGTTACACATTTTTTCAATTCAACACAATCAATTTGAGATTGTTTAACTTGCTCTGCTATGACAGTCATGTATTGTCGAGCAGACAAATCTTGTTCTGTGTCTGACGGCATCAATTGAATTATTTTTTCAAAGTCGTTGTCAAATACTCCGCTGCCCAATACTGCCGGCACTAGATATGCGGGCTCTGGTGTGGCAACAGAAAAGTAGTGTCCTATCTTGTGTTGAGTTCTCCAACTAGACAACTTTTCAAGTAGTGCTGGCATGGTTTTTATAGTCAGCATAGTAATGGTTTGATTAATATTCAATGTTATCCATTTTTGTTTTAGTAACAGTTCAAAATTTCTTTCCCATAGCGCTAGGTCAAGCCCATGGCGCACAAACTCTTGTTCCTTGCCCCAGCAGTCGATACTACAGGTAATGTCTAACCTTTTGATTTTTCTCTTGGCCAATAGCAACTTGAATCGTTCAATCAATTCTGTCAACTTGTCATTACTGATCATGAGATTGGTCACAATGTTTAGTACTAGGTCTGGATGTTTTGAATTTTCTAAGTAGTCAAGACAGTGATAAAATTCTGTTTGGTACAGTGGTTCTCCACCTAGTATATTCAAACGTTTCAGCTTGGTAGAATGTTGTTGCATCCATTGCCAAAACTTATCTATCATTATAGCATGATCAGCGTTTTTGTCAACGGCGGATATCTTTATTCCATTTGATTCAAACTTGCCAAACTTTTTATTTTCGCTGTTGATCTTAGAACTCAATGTTGGACTGCAATAGAGACAAGACAAATTGCAGGTATTATTGAAGTATACTTCCAGTATAGTAGGATCTACTACTAGTGCTGCGGGATCAGTGTCTAATTCTACAGGACTTTGATCTGGAATTGTTAGATGCAATAGACGATCACTGAACTCGCCAGCGTCCTCTAGATCTTTGCAATAGCCACAACCGTCCTGTGGCCATTGTCCTTTCAGCATACTCAAACGGTGCTGTTGTTTTTTCTCAGTATTGTGAAAATTATCAAACGATTCTGCAGAAATAGCGCTGTAGGCAGTCCTATGACAACTCGCAGTTGTTCCCGAATACAGATACAATGTACTCCAATTCCATTTAAGCTGACATGCTGTTTCTGTTTTTATCGGGAAGTACTTAGACATTGTCAGTCTTCGTAATCTTCTTCGGGTTGTTCATCTTCGCCTACATACTCTTTGAGAGCACGTTTAAGCGCACTGTCGGTGCCTCCAAATTCGCGAACATCAATGTCGTTGAGATAATCAACCATGACGCTCATGATATTGTCGGCACATTCTTGACGGTCCTTGGCAGGCACGTACTGTTTCATAATTGTGTACAGTTCGCTTAGGACTTCTACTTCGATACTCATTCTGTTGCATCCTCTGTTGGTGCTTCTTCAACTGTGGTTGCTTTGTCAAACATGTGTGGATTGGCAGTAATGTCACTCATCACACGATCCAAACAACCATCATCATTGCGTTCCCATCCCTTGCGGAACTTCTTGATGATCTCGCCATCAGCAGTAGTATATACCAAACTATTGCCTTCCTTCTTTAAAAGTTCTTTAGCTTCAATCAAGTCAGTTAGGCCACTGTAGGGGTTCATACCTGTTTCATATGGGATCTTGACCTGTACTGACTCAAAAGGTTTGGCATAGCGTGTCTTCATGATCTTACATGCAGCACGGATACCTTTTACTTCTGAAATCTTGTTGCCGTCCTCGTCTTCTTTCAACTTCAACTTACGCATAGCAACAACGATACTGCTCGCATAGATAAAGCCTTGACCGCCCGAGATCTTGTCATCGGGATCAAACATGTCCTGACTTGCGTAGGTGTGGTTTGTAGCAACAAGTCCAATGTTTAGATCACCAAACATGTTTACGCAATTACGCACCAACGCGGTCAGGGCTTTTGGCTTGCGTCCCAGGTCCCCTTTCAAGTCACCAGCTGTGAACTGGTTAACGTCGGTTGGCGTTAAAAGCATACCCAGTGAGTCTAGCACGAACACCACTTTAGGGCGAGCATCTTCTGCCAGTGTTTTGTATTCTTTAACAAACTCACTGATCATTTTGGCCACGTCATCGATCATGGCCATATTGAGTTTAAGTAGTTTATCTTCGCTCGTGTCCACTCCCAAGGCGTGTAACCAAGCCTCGTCAAGAGCATTTTCTGTATCAATAAGAATGGGATAAATGCCTTGTGCCTGTGCGTTCTTGACAATATTTCCTGAGCAGATGTAGCTTTTGCCTGCACCAGATTCACCAGCAAACACAGTGACCTTTCCCATAGGAATACCTCGATTAAAATCACCTGAGATAAGATAGTTGAGAGCGAAG